TTACGTGTGGAGGAGGCTTTCTGCTTCTATTCTACGGGCTTGCTCTTTAAGCTCGATAAGATTTATGCTATTATATTTACACCAAGTTTCGATCGTTTCAATGACGGTCTGTGCCTTGATTACATACCCAAGATCCATCTTTTCATTGAACATTGGAATTACATTTTCTCCCTGCGCAACAGGCACAGTAATCAGATCCCATGGTTGCTGGTATTGATATACCGAGGAAAGAACGCCAAGAAAGACGCAACGGGAGCCGCCTAGGACTGTGGCGTTTCCGTTATGATAAAATCCCTCGTTGAGGATAAATACTGGGCTTCCGCTGGAGCCAGGGAATACGGAGGCGTCGATGAGGAAGCAGGGCTTGTTTTGAAAGTCAACGTCGATTCGCGTGGCGTTGATTCCGCGTCTTACAATGGGCATAGCGTGGTACTTATCCCACAGAAGATTCGGATAGCCTGCAAAATAAATCTCCTCGATCACGTTGATAGGCACACTCCGTTCGTAACAGAGATGGGAAGCGATAAATGAATAGTTGATATCATGAACGATATCGGAGAATTGGATATTGAGGTCTGGCCTTCGCTTGTTCTCACGCTCGTACAGATCTACGCAGGAAAGAATCGCGATATCAACGTCGTCGGAAGGATGGCCGAACCATAAGGATTGCCAGTTATCGATATCATACGATTTAGGCGGAGTAATATTCAAAGCGGAGGATTCCCCGATCTTCTGATGAAAATAAAGACGCCCGCGCTGCGAGGCTTGGTAAACATGCTTGTTTGTTACAATGAATTCCATGCCGATGTTTTTCGATAGCATGTAGTGAAAGAAGAATCCGGTGCCACCACCGTTTTCTTGAAAGTGAGCATCGAGGTACGCAATTCTCACGGTGTTGAACGTCATAATTTCAGGGTTTGTCAGACGCATTTCTGCCATAATTACCTCCCAATAATTAAAAAACGAAAGGAGTATCACCATGATTGGTTTGGAAAAAGTGGAAATTTTCGAAGAACGCCCCGCAAGGGTGCGGGCTTTTCGGGTTGCCAAAGACCGTTATATCGGCAACAGTCACGGCGTGGAATTGGCAAAAGCCGGCGACTGGATCGTTATTGATTCCAACGATAAAATACGGCATTTCACTCCTATGGAATTTATGCTACGTTACAAGGCTGCCACGGTGCAACCCTTTTGCGTTGTCCCGGACCCCGATTGCTATGTCTTGACTGTCGATAGAAACGGGCAAATCCTGAGCATCCGCGGCGCCTCGCACACGCCGGCTTGAGTGAAAGGCCAGTTTGCGCGCGGCGAGGAATGGCCTTTTATGCATGGTGAGTCAAGGTCATCGAATCTCTTCAAGAATTTGGGCTTTGCCCAGGAAGAGAATTTCTTCGTCCGATCTATCATCCTCTTGTATACCTCGCCAATACTTCCGTGCATTTTCTTCAAAATAGGAGGTGCCGTATCGCTCTCGGTGTAAATATCGTTCGTGGGCAATTTTTTCTGCTGAGACATTGCGGAAATTCTTTTTGACGAATATTTTCGAAAATCTCCTCCCTTATGCAGGTAATGAGATCGTCTGCGACTTGAGCTAACTCATGCGGTAGTTTGAGAAAATTTTGTATATCGTTGTAAAAAAAAGGAGCTCCATTTTTTAGCGCGTTTACGATTTCTGGCAACGTATATCTTGCGTCATTAAACATTATTGGGTAGTCGTAATTTAAGTAGTAGCTGTTGTATGTATTGATCCGTTCTTTGCGAAATTCAATTTCATGGCCTGGAAGCCACTGCTCGTCATGAGATCCTCTATGATGAATATGATAAAAAATACTATTTTTGACATGCTGTAAAGAAGAACTGGTCGAACCCATTTATATCTCCTTCTCTATTTATTTGGAATCTGTGAAATTTTGTATGCTATGCGAGGCTTACATCGGGGGAAGATCACAGTGTCCAGACGCGAGGGCGACGGATAGAGCAGACCATGGCACCGCGGACGGCGAAGTTGGCGGTTTCCTGTTCTCTTGGCGACAGACGCCGTTCGCCGTCGTCGTAGATGGAATCAAAGATCAAGAAGTTGTTTCTTTTTAGCGTCGAATTCTTCTAGCGTGATGATGCCGTCATCGAGAAGCGACTTGTATTTTCGAAGTTCTTCCGTAGCATCAAACGAATCATTCTGCGCTTTTTCTATCGGGAGGACGTTGTGTGTTATTGAGTCAAGAGCTGCAAGAGTACTTTGAGCTTCTTTGAAAGCGTCTCTATAAATGAGATCGGATTTCTTGGTTTCCATCGGCATGAAATCCATGACGAGAGAGGTGCGTAGCTCGCCTGCAATCGAAATTCTGATTTGAAGGACTTTGCACGTACTGCTCTTTTTTGCAGTTGCGGCTCCTACGATTGCGCCGCTCTCTCCAAATGCAAGCCCTCCCAATATTGCTCTTCCAATGCCGCCACTGGCGACGTTTCCGCCATCTTCGATTAACTCGTAATTCACTATTTGATCAAAGCGGTAGATTTCGAAATCATCGTCTTTGTATTTTGTGAAATTCCTTAACTTTGGGGCAAGCTTTACAAGATTATTTGTTTCATCGATAAGAACACGTTTATTCGCTATTTTGGTGGGTGTAAAGCTTTCTCGTTCATGTTGCTTTTCTTTCATTTCATTTTGAATGCGCTCGGCAAAACCTCTAAGTTGCAGGATGCTTGTGCTTTTCAAGACGGTAGAAACCTCGTTGCCGTATCCCTCGATAATTTTCCCTAAACAAGCTGGGCATAAATAACCATCGGCTAAAGCTATCCTTGTCATAAGACCAACCTTTTTTCCGCAAAGAATGCAGTCGTTGTTTTTGCGTTGGTTCTCTGGTATTACTTGCAGGAAAGAAGGTTCTGAGATGTTGGTGGGGATAAGCATTGGCGACGCTGGATCCAATGGGGTTACCATATCAACGGTTTTTTCAGGAATGTCGGACAGAATCTTAAGCATCTGCGGGTACGTTTTTTCATTGCCGCGAAGAAGGCTAAACTTGCCGTCTTGGTAGTACACTGTCAAAAGGAATCTCTCTGGGGCCGTACGTTCGTAACTTTTCAGATTGTCTGAATTGAGGATGACTGATTTGAAGAAACCAGTAGCAATTTGAAGTTTTTCACCTTTTACCGTGATGTCTTTGCCTTTGTACTCTCCATCAAGAACTATATCCATGCTACACCTCACTAATTATATTAGAGCCTGTCTCTTTCTCGCTTTTACGCGGGTTTTGAGACAGGCTCTTTTTGCTCCTTAGCTTACGTGATTCTTCCCGTTCTCCACGCCCAGCGGACGATCGTCGGCGATCGGCGTGGTTGAACGTCGTTCTTTTTCTTTTTTCAGTTCGGCGCGCATGGCGGCAACGCCGCGGAAGGCCCCTGTCAAAATCTCCACTTCGGCGTCGGTAAACGGCTGCGCGAACATCAGCACAATGTCGGGATCTTTTTCCGCCAGCCGGCGGACAAGCGCGTCCAAAACCTTTCCGGAGGCAGTCGCGGGCGGTTCGGAAGGAACAACGGCAATACTGCTCCGATCCTCCACTCCTCCCGTCAACGTGTGCACCGAAACATGGAGCACGGAGGCAATATGCTCCAACACATCAAAGGTGGGATTTCTATATCCGTTCTCCCAGTTAATGATAGAGCTTCGCGAATAACCAGTTAGATCCGCAAGATCTTTTTGTTTTAAGTGTGCTTGTTCTCTAAAATTCTTTATCTGCTCTCCGATAGTCATTGTCTCACCTCTTTTAAGTATTGTCTACAAACGTCAACAGAAAATCAAGAGTAAGTTTTTACTCTTTTGGAGTTGACAAATGAAATCTCTTAATCTAAAATCACGATAAGTTCACGTTTAAAAACAACAATTAGGGAAGGTGAGATCATGAATATCGGCAGTCTAATCAAAGATAAACGGCTTACTTGTGGCCTTTCTCAAAATGATCTGGCGGCAAATGCGGGAATGTCTAGGAGTACAATAATCAACTTCGAGACGGGAAAAAGAAGTCCAAGGGTTGACGATCTGAAGAGCATTGCCCGTGCGCTTGGCGAAAGCGAAAATTACTTTTTTACGCTAAACCCTCGGGGCGCGCAGGCGAATGGTCGCCGTGCCTGCGCGGCGAAGACGGCGGCCGAATCGGCGCCCAGCTCGACGCGCTCTGCTTGATTCTGGAAGCGACGGCGCTGTTGCGCGATCTTTCCGACGAGCCGCGGGAAATCACCAATCTGATCAAGGATGCAAGCGGCGACGGCCGTTTGGAAGCTCCGGAAAACGCAGACTTCCTCGCAGCCCTGCGCGAGCTGGTAAGCGTCGCGCAGGATTTCCTGACCTGTCAGGCGGCTCTGACGTAACGAAAAAAGCCCCGGCGCATAGGCCGGGGCGGGGAGGCGGTGATGATATGGCGAAGGAAACGATACAAATTCGTCTTGAACCGTTTGATCTCGAATGGTTAGACAAAGAGGTTCGGCGGCAAGGCAGCAGCCGAGGGGCGGTTATTCGTTCTTTAATCCGCGCTCGGAAAGATACCGAGTTGCCGCCTGTTTCAGAAGCCAGTTGCAAGCGCTGCTAAAGGAGCGAGATTCCTGGTCAGCCACTTTCTGGACAGCATCTTCCACATCGGGGTCAAGTCGTATTTGGCGAGTGGATTTCGGCATACTCTATCACCTCGTAATTGATTGTAATGTATGCTTGATTGAAATAGGTGCTTGAATCAATTACGATTCTGTAGTATAACGTGATTAATTCAATTACGAAATTGCGAGGTGATGAAATGAACGTATCGATTTATCAGGCGCGATTGCCGGCCGATCTTTACGCGGCGCTGAAAGAGCGCGCCTACCAAGAGCGGCGCAGTGTGAACTCGCTGGTGGTGGAGGCGGTCGCGAAGCTGCTGGGCGTAGACGAAAAAAGCCCCGGCACGGAGGTCGGGAAGGAGGTTCCACAACGTGGAAAAACTGAAGCGTTACAGGCAGTTTAGAGGGTTATCGCGAGCCGAATTGGCCCACCGTGTCGGACTCAGTACTGAAACCTTAGCGCGTTATGAGCGTGGTAATCGGGAGCCAAATACGACCGTAACTAAACGGCTGGCCCTAGTGCTCAAATGCACGCCGAACGAGCTGCTGGGAGTGGAGAAGGAGGAGTAGGAATGGTGAAAAATACAATTCTTCGGGGGGTGGAACTTATTGACCTTCTTTTGCTTTCATTCTGCGTGCAATATAGAGAAACTCATTTTCCCCCAGGGCAATATTTGTGGGAAGTGTCTGCTTCTATAGACAGTTTGAAGTACCTGAAGTTGTTTTTGAAGCTGCGGTTGACGTTGGAAGTTTGGATACCTCTGATCGCCCATACGGTATGTGGTTATTGCTTTATTGTCGATTGTCTGGAAGGTTTTTGAAATAAATTGATAATCCCGATGACATTCAAAATGACCCCGACTATTATATTCAGCCCGACAAGCGAAGGCGGAAACTGCATTTTCCCCACTTCAGCACAAATATCGGCGAATGGCGCAAGACAGGCCTGCGGATTGAAAAATTCACTGGCTACAAAAGGGAGCATTCGATGAAAACGAGATTGTAGCTTCTCGAAGGTGGAAGATGTGATGGCGTTGTAAGTCATCTGCATTCCGTGTTCACGTAGGTTCATTATGATGTCTCCGGCTTGGAGAAGGAGCTTCTGAGTGGAGCTTTTTATGACATTAGCAAGTTGTTGGGGAGAAATGCGAACTTGGATAGCAACATCGTAAGGAAGAAGCGCCTCGGAATCGGATGCACTGGCGGGAATATTCAGTTTGACACGTACGGCGCGCAGGCTTCTTATCACCTGTAGGGTATTGGCATGGTAAGCGTCGTCATTAACGTTGGGTACTTTTTCCAGTGCGCCGACTTGGGCGTCGGTACATTTTATTGCTGTATCGATAGAATACTGCGCGCCGTCGATGTCGCGTTCCTGCTCTTCCGAAGACTCTCCGAAAGGCACGGACAGCCAATTTCGGAAGCGCGCCGGTATGGGAGCGAACGCGCCGTGAAAGAACGGCGAGTCGCGAGGTATGGGCGTACCCAAACTTTTAAGCCAAGGGGCTTTCGCTGCGGCAGATATTTTGGCCAGAGAGGAGAGCGCGGAATCGGGAGGCAGGGGCGTGAACAGTTCGCGGATACGATTATTCCTTTCCGCGAGTGAAGCGAACGGACGCATCATTTCTTGGAACGGACGCATACGCTCCATGTGCCGCTTGAGGGCTTCGATTGACATCGTGTCGATTGCCTGCGCGAGCGCCTCGGAGTGAAAAACGCCAAGTTTTTTCAGTTCATGGGGATCGAATTCCGAGATCAAGACAGACGCTCCTTTCAAAGGGAATTTGACGCGAAACGGGAGTTTGGGACGGTTCAAGCGAAAAGGATGTGGATAGATTTGAGGGAAGAACTGAGAAAGGCTCGATTGTCACGCGGTCTCCGGCAAGAGGACGTGGCGAAAAAGCTTGGAATGAGCACTCGCATGTACCAGCACTTGGAAGCGGGGAGCAGGGACGGCAAGGTCAAGCATTGGGACGCTCTCGAAGACTTGTTTGGCATCCCGCAGCGGACGTTGCGTTCATAAGAGTATAGAACATTTTGTTCGTGCAGACAAGATAAAGCGGGAATACAAGAGCGTGAACTCGCTGGTGGTGGAGGCGGTTCGAAAGCTGCTGGGCGCAGACGAAAAAAGCCCCGGCACGGAGGTCGAGGCGGAAGGAACGTAGTGATGGAAGACACGAAAAAAGCCGCCCTGGGGGGCGGCGGTTTACTGAGCTAATTGGATCAGGGCTTTGCCGATGCGAGCCCAGCCTCCCGTGGCGAGAAGCAGAAGGATGCCGGCGGCGAAAAAAATGAACGAGGCGAAAACGCCCTGCCAGACCCCGTACATAAACCCTTTGGGCGTGACCCGGTTCAGAATGTCGTTGATGCGCTTGTCGTAATCCGCTTTTTTCTGCGCCTCGATCTCGTTTACCTGATCGTCGAGCGTGTATTCGAGGAATTCGCGCAGAATCGACAGAGCGTGCTCTTTGTAGAAGCCAAGCTGTTTTTCCGAAGCGGCGTTTTCGGTAAAAGAGGCGAGATCCGACTTTTCGGGGATGCGCCCGTTATTCTCTATAAAGCGTTTGATCTTGTCGATTTTCTGCTGTTTGTAGACTGCATAGGCGATTTGACCGACAAGATCGTTTTCCCCGCTGACCAGCAGTTCGTAGATGCGGTTGTAATTCTGGCTCTCAGTGGTCGGCATGACGCTTCCTTGTATTGATCGATGCCCGGGTCAGCGCCTCGGCGATTTCGCGATCGGTTTTGCTTTCGACGATGGAACGCACATGCGGCGAGACAGGGCTGGAAGCGGCGTTTCCGGCCGCCATTCTGGCGCCGACGCGGCGAACCAAATCAGAATTGAAGCACATAGCGCATTCCTCCTTTTTGTTGATTTATTGTAGCGAAAAATAAAAACGCCGTCAACGGCGGATGAGATTGTGTCGGGAGGTGAAAGCGGCATGAACGTCGAACTGGCGATGTCGGACGGAGACATCAGGCGTCTGGGGGACTACATACTCGACGGTTTGGCGAAGAAGTCGCACAAGAGCGACCGCGTGCGGAACGTCGAGGCGGTGTGCAAACTGCCGGCCGAAGGCTTTATCTCGGAAGAGACGTTTGCCGAGATCATGGGCATCGGCAAGAGCACGCTGCGCGATCAGGTGCGGCTGGGGAAGTACCCCAAGCCCAGGAAGGTGACGACGGGGCGCAGCGGCTGGGCAGTGGACGAGGTGCGGGACCTGATCGAGCGGATAAAGAAGGGAGAGGTGTTCGATGGAAGCGATTCATGAAGCGCAGTGGTGCCGGTTCTTCATGGAAATATGCGCGCTGCTGGGCGGCGTGGGGCTGTCGCTGTCGCTGCTGTACGAGGTCGCTCTGCCCGTGCTGCGGCAGTGCGTTGCGAAGAGGCGAGCGCGGCGTTTCGCGGCGCGGCCGGAGCGCTGGCGGCAGGTGACGGAGCCATGAGGGCGGTTTACGGCCCGCACTCCCGCTGGGGCCGCCGGCTCTCGCCGCTGGAGCGGCTGCGGCGCTGGCTGGCGAGGAGGTTCTCGTGAAATGGCTGCTTGGGTACGCGGGGCTGTTCGCGGCGGCGCTGCTGTTCATGATCGCCTGTTGGGACGGAGGCGGGGACGATGACTTTTAGGGATCCGCGCAGCGGTGTTTCGTACCGCGTCGCCTGGTCGCGGCGGGAGCAGTGTCCCGTGCTGCTGTGTCTGATGTTTCCGGGGGACGTGTGGCGGGTGATCTATCGCTTTTACGTCTGGACACTCGAGGAAGTGGAAGGGATTTTTCCGATCACGGCGAAGCTGGAGCGCTGGCAGGCGGTGTGACGCCGCCGCGAAAGGAGGCTTGAGATGATGCGCGCGAAAAAAAGAGCCGCTTCGGCCGGCACCGAAACGACTCGAAAACAACGGTAAGGACTTGCGCCCTTGCCTCGGATTATATCACATCTCGAGAATGGCGGGGCGCGTTCTTCTTCGCCCACGTCCGTTCCCCTCGAGAACGAAAGGAGCCTTCATGGATACCGTCGAGATTTGCGCCGTTCTTGGTCTTGTTGTCTGTTCGTCGTGCGGCGCCGCTTTTTATCTGTATTGGAAGGAAGCCCGCCGGCACAAGGCGGTCAGGTCTTTTTACGAAAGACTGCTGGAAACGGAGCGGAAACGGTGCCGGAACGCGGCCGACGAGTTGCTGAAAGTGGCGAAGTCGGTCGTCGAAACGGAGCGCGAACTTCAGGCCGCCAAGAGGGAAATCGAGCGTCAGCGGCGCCACAATGCCAAGCTGAAAAAGTCGATGCGCCATCGGCACAAATCGCCTCGCGGCGCCAAGCGCATCGCCTGCGGGAAAAACACACGAAAACACCGCTGCGGCGCGAACTGAGCCTGCGCCGCGATCCGTTTTTCATATAAAAAGAGGTGCGCATCATGGATAACACATCGTTCCAAGTGCTGGATTTCGCACAGCCGTTCTGCGTGATTGAAAATTATGTTCTGGAGGACGAACGTCTGACCGCCTACGACGTGACGGTCTATCTGGCGCTGCGCTCGTACGCCGGCGCCCGCCGGGAGGACGGTTCGCTCGTCTGCTGGCCGAGCGTCGAGACTCTCGCCAAAAAGGCGCGCTGCGTCCGCTCCACGTGCTTCAAGTCGCTGGCGCATCTCGAAGATCTGGGGTATCTGAGAAGGGAATCCAGATACGTAAACAATCAATACAAGAAGACGACGCTGTACCAATTGCTTCCCAATCCGCGCGCCGCCGGTCCGTCCGACGGATCGGACGAGTCCGCCACACGGACCGAGTCCGTTATACGGACTGATGCAGTCCGTTTAACGGACTCGACCAGTCCGTCAAACGGACGGAGAACTAGATTCAATGAACTAGATTCAGAGAACTACAATCCCCCCTTAATCCCCCCAAAGGGGGGAGCGGGGGAAGCGGCTTCGCCTTCCGAGCCGGAGATCCCGGGCGAACAACGGATGATCGCGGATTCTCCGGACGAAGCTCTTGCCGAAGAACTGACGCAAAAAATACAGGCCGACTTCCCGCGCGCGGACGCCGGCAAACTGCGCGTGGCCGTGCGGCGCTGGATCGAGGCTTACGGCCGCGAAAGGGTGGAGGGGGAGATCCCCGCCGCTCTGCTGCTGCAATGCGAGAAGGGCGGCAGGTACCGCGACCCCGTGCGCTATATCGGCGCTTGGCTGAGGCGGGGCCGAAAAGCTCCGCCGCCCGTCGCGTCGAGGATCGACGAGCTGTTCGAGGAGTTCTGGACGATGTGGCCTGGGCTTCGGGACGGCAAGGAAGGCGCGCGCCGCGAGTGGCGGCGGCGTTTTTCCGCGCTGCCCGACGCCGCGGCGCGCAACGGGGCATTGCGCGCGCTGGAACCGCAGATCGAAGCTCTGATCGAGCGCGCCGAGCGGGGGGAAGACTTGCGCTTCCTGGGCAAGGCGCAGAACTTCATCCGCGACGCCGATCTGGCGGGGTAGCCGGCCGTGCTGCCCGATCAGATGCCGTGCAGCGCCGAGGCCGAACGGGCGGTCATCGGCACGATGCTGCTGGACCGAAGCGCGGCCGAAAAGATCGCGGCGCTGCTGACGCCGGAAGATTTTTACAACGGCAAGAATTTCGGCGTCTTCAAGACGTTGTCCGCGCGTCTGCGTTCCGGGCAGCCGCTGGACGGCGTGCTGCTGACGGCTCGGGGCGCGCTGAGCCAATCGGACTTCGCCGGCTTCGTGGACAGCGTATCCAGTACGGCCGCGTGGCCGAATCAGGCGCGTCTGCTGCGCGAGCTGCGTCAGCGCCGCGACGCCGTGACCGCAGGACGCCGGCTGATCAGGGACGCCTTCGCGCCGGACGCGGACACGGCGGCCATGTTCCAGCGCGCCTGGGCGGATCTTGCCCGCACCACGCGCCTGACGCTGGACGACGGCGACGGCCAGGACGGCGTTCTCGACCGCTTCGAGGCGGAGGTGCGCTCGTGGGGCGACAAGCCGTTCGCGCGCAGCGGCGTCGAACGGCTGGACCGCAGCATCGGCGGCGGCGTGCTGCCGGGGGGGATCGTCACGCTGGTCGGCGGCGAGGGCACGATGAAGACCTCGCTGGCGCTGTCGTTCGCGGAGACGTACCTGCGCGAGGTCGGACAGCGCGTGCTGTACCTGTCGCTCGACATGAAGCCGGAGCGGATCGCGCTGCGGCGTCTGCTGCCGCTGGCGGGCATGAGCGAACGGCGCATGATCGCGGCGATCCGCGAGGATCCGGACGGCTTTCGGGAGGTCCGTCAGCGGCGCGCGCAGATCGACCGCGGACGTTTCCGCCTGTCGGGCGGGCCGATGGAGCTGAAGGACGTGGAGAGCGCGGTGGCCGCGCAGTCGCCGGGGCTGGTGATATGGGATTTTCTGACGGCGACGGCCGGCTTCGCGAACGAGATGGAGTGTCAGCGCGCCTGCGTGGAGGCGCTGCGCGCGTGGCAGACGAAGTTTCCGGCGACGTGGCTGGTCTTGTCGCAGATGTCGGAGCAGTCCAAGCTCGGCCAGCGGCAGGGCGACTTTTCGGGCAAGGCGGCGGGCGGCAACAATCTGGCGCGCGTGAGCGACACGCTGATCGAGCTGTTCCTCGACGAGCCGCCGGAGCCGAACGCCTGCCAGCTGGCCAACAACGTCACGCCGCCGCCGGAGCTGATCGCCATCGTGGCGAAATGCCGCACCGGGCAAAAAGGCTCGATGTGGGCGCTGGGCTACGACGGCCCGACCATGTCGTTCACGGGAGACGCGCAGCGCGTGCGCCGCGAGAAGCAGAAAAAAGCGCAGTTCAGGAAAGACTTCTGACCGGGCGGAGAGCATGAAAAACGACCGGAAGCGCGAAGCTCCGGTCATTTGCCGAACAGATACGAATGACTCCCCGTCTGGGTGAGATAGAGGACGCCGCCGTCGATGCGGTAAATCAGCAGCCAGTCGGGCGCCAGATGCAGTTCCCGGTAGTCGGTCCAGTTGCCGCCCAGCGAGTGGTCACGCGCCTGCCGGGGCAGGGGCAGTTCGCCCGCCAGAAGGGCGATGGCCTCCTTCAGCGGTGCGGTGTCCAGCCCTTGTTTCTTGATGCGTTTCACGTCGCGGCGAAACTGCGCCGAGGTATTGATCTCCAGCATTTACAAGCCCAGGTCGCGGAAAAGCTCGTCGGCGTTGCCGTAGCTTTTGTTTCCCTTGTCGGCTTCCTGGTCGGCCATGGCTTTCTTCAGGCGGGCGTTGGGCACCGTCAGCTCGAAGGGGAGGCGGTTCTCTTCGTCGAATTTCACCAAAAACAGGCGCACGCCCTCGGAAAGAGTCAGGCCCATGCGGTCGAACTTGCTGGAAACGCGCTCTTTGAGTTCTCCGTCGAGGCGGACTCGGATCGAAGTGTCTGCGGTAGGCATGACGAAACCTCCTTTGATTTATTTGTATCTACATTGTAGCAACAAGGCGAAAAAACGCAAGGGGGATGAAGGTATGGACGACGTGAAACGGCTGGCGAGAGCGCTGGACATCGTGGCGTCGCGCTGTCCGCGGGGCCTGGCGGCTATCGTCGGCGAGGCGCCTCCGCCGACGTACGACGATCTCGTGGCGGCGGCGACATGGCGGCCGTTCGTCGAAAACGGGCGCAGCTCCGGCGGGGGCGGCGAAGGCCCCGTTCCGTCCTTGGCCGAGCGCGTCATGCGGGTCACCGAACCGCTCGAAAAAGCGGGCTGGAAAGCGATCGCCGCCGCAGGCAGGGAGGTGCGGGAACTTTATCCTCAGGACTGGGAAGCTTATCGGCTGCACGTCGTTTACGTCGACAGCCCGGTGCAATGGCGGATTGAGGACGATTCGACGCTACAACGTCTGGCGGACAAATGCCGCATGGACGTGCGCACGTTGCGTCGGCGGCGCCGTCAGGTGCCTCTGCAGATCGCCCGTTCGGCGCTTTACGGCGCGCAGCAGGGTCTTGACCTTTTTTGACTGTAAGGGAGCGTGGCCGCGATAATGCCCTCGATGATGTCCTTGCTGTGTCCGCTCGAGCGAATATAATGATAATGTCGCGAAATTGCGAAGAAATTTTGCCGACGACAAAGAGCCGCCCCTGTCGAGAGGCGGCTCTTTGCGTTGGAGCGGTTTAATTGGCGGTAAGCCGAGCTTCGAGGGCTTCCTGAAGCACTTGGGAGAAGTTGACTCCCTGCGCCTCGGCGGAGGTGTTCAGCCACGCGGGGATCGTCAGGTTTTTGCGAACGGCTTTCTTGCCGTACTTTTCGGCGTATGCGTCCATGTCGAGCGCAAGCAGGCTGACAAAGCCGTTCTCGTATTCGTCGGCTTTCACGTCTTCCGGACGGCTGGGAGCGGGAGCGGTTTTGCCGTCTTCGAGCTCGTCGAGCACCCAGCCGGCCGCGGCGTCTTCCGCCATAAAAATGGCGTCGGCAAGATCCTTACCTTGGGTAACGCAGCCGGGCAGGTCGGGAACGACGACGGTATAGGCGCCTTCGGTCTCATCGCAGGGGTAGAAGCAGGCAGGATAGGTGAGTCTCATGGCAATGGCCTCCTTGTGTTATGACTGTCGAGAGTGGCCGGGCGTCTACAGCCCGGCTTGTCTCAACGCTGATTTTGCCGTTTTCGGATCGAGGTCGCCGGGGTGATTGGGAATCGTTACCTTTCCCGGTTTGGTCGGGTGGACATAATGGAAATGCGAACCTCTCGAATTCTTTCGTCTCCACCCGTCCGCCAAAAGGATCTTTTCCAGTTCCTTGAACTTCATCGGCGCACCTCCTCTATGTCTCTATTATACGCATAATGCGCATTATGTCAAGCGGCAATCGTAAGACTTTTGGGATTGGAAAGGCGGTGGGCGAAACGGCCGAACGAAACGAGCTGATCCTTTATGCGACGTGGGACGCCCGGCGCCGCAGATACTGGATCGACGTCGTCGAAGCGACGCATTGGCCGCCGTCGTACGGCGCCGTCGCGATCTGCCGCATCGATCGCGAAGACCGCGGTCTCATGGTGGAATGGGCGGCTGTCCGAGCGCGGGCAGGGTGGACGCCGAGACGGCTTCGCAGGGCGATCCTGAAATGAAGCGCACCGATCCGCTGCGAACGGAGCAGGAGGTCAATCGCTTCCTGCGGTACATGAGCGAGTGGAACAGCGTCTACTACGTGGCGTGCTGCATCGGCATCAATTGGGGATTGCGCGCCTCGGACATCGTCTCGCTGAACGTCGGCGACGTGGTGGCGGGGGATGGCAGTCGCATTCAGATCGTCGAAAGAGTTCAAATCCGCGAACGGAAGACGGGTAAAACGCGCGACATTCCCGTAACCGATAAGATGAAAGAGATTTTGCGCGTTCACGTCCGCGCCTTGAAGAAACGCGACGACTATTCGCCGGCGACGCCGCTGATCCTCTCGCGCAAGCGCGACCGAAAAGGGAACTGTCGCGCCCTGTCGCGCGAACGAATCTCGCGCGTCATCAGCGAAGCGGCGCGCAAAATCGGCATCGCGCGCAAGACTCGCTGCATCGCCGCGCATAGCTTACGCAAGACTTACGCTTATCAGGCATGGCGAAACGGCATCCGCGTCGACGTGCTCCAGAAGGAGTTCGGACATGACAGCGTGGAGACGACGCATCGCTATGCGTGCATCCCGCACGAACAACTCGACCTCATTTTCAGGCGTGTAGATTTTGGCAACAAAAGGGCCGTGGCGGAAATGGCGAAAGCGCGAAAAAAATGCGTTGACAGCCATATTTTATGAAGTTTTGTGGATAAGTCGATTTCCGAAACAGGCGCAACTTCGTCGCGCTTCGTCGGCGTCTGCTTCGAGCGGCGCTTTGCGAACGTCACATAAGTATAGATAAATGACGTTCGAGGTGATTTCGAGCGTCTTGAGCGACCGAGCTCAAACGCAGTCAAGGCAAGGTGTAAGGTGGTGAGCGCGGGTCCTTCCGGCGGAAATTTGCCCGCGGGTCGGAAGAGGCTCGAAATTCGGACGTGCGGAAGCGAAAAATCGGCCATTTCCGCTAAAAATGATAACTGGAAGTGAATATTTTGGCGACGAAACCAGAGTTTACACCGAAAAGAAACGCGGATTGCGGCGTACTGTCCGCCGACGCCGGCCGACCGGCGCTCAAAGGTTCGCGATCGGGAGGTTGGGCTGCCAACGCCGGCTGGCCGGCGCTCACGAGTCCGCGACTGGGCGACCTGTTCGGCATGACCGACCGGCGCGTCAGGCAGCTGGCGCAGCAGGGGATCCTGCCGCGCGACGAGAAGGGGCGGTATCCGATGCGCGACTGCGTTCTCGCCTATATCGCCTATCTGAAAAGCAATCCCGACGAGTCGGCCAGCGTCAAAGAACTGGAGTACCGCAAGCTCAAGGCCGAGACCGAGGAGCGCCAGGCGAAGGCCGACAAGGCGCAGCTCGATCTCGACGAACGCCGCGGCGAGCTGATCAGCCGCGCGGACATGTACCGCGAATGGATCGGCCGCTGCGTGGAACTGCGCGCCGCGATGCTCGGTCTGCCCAACGAGCTGGGATTCCGTTTTACCGCCGACGATACGCGCGCGCTGGTGGAGGAGGTGAGCGAGGAATTTGTCAGAACGACCCTTGAAACGTGGAGCCGCGAAGGCCCCTTCACGCCCCGCGCGCCGTCCGCGGCTCTGGACGCCGCGCGAACTGAGGGCGCTGGTTCCGCCGAAGAAGATTGACGTCTCGGAATGGGCCGACCGGAACAGAGTCCTCGACGCCGCTTCCTCGCCCATGCCGGGACCGTGGAAGACTGCCCGCACGCCGTACCTGCGCGAAATCCTCGACAACTTCCGCGACCGCCGCCTGAAGAAGATGGTGCTGTGTTTCGGCACGCAGCTGGGCAAGTCGGAATGCATCCTCAACCTGATCGGCTACGTCATCGACCAGGATCCCGGCGCGACGCTGCTCGTCTATCCCACCGACCAGCTGGCCAAAAGCATCAGCAAGAACCGCATCGCCCCGATGCTGATCAACTCGCCGGCGCTGCTGGAAAAGTGGAATATCGACGACAGCGAGATCCTCGAACTGCAGCTGCAGGGCATGTATCTCGCTCTCGTCGGCGCGAACAGCCCCTCCAAGCTCGCCAGCCGTCCCATCCGTTATTTGTTCTACGACGAGATCGACAAGTTCCCCGACCGCTCCGGCGGCGACGCCAACCCCATCGATCTCGCCGCCGAGCGCACCAAGAACTTCGCCAACAGCCGCCAGGTCATGGCCAGCTCGCCTACCGTCGTCTCCGGCGCCATCTGGCAGAACTTCCTGGCCGCGCGGGTGAAGAAGCGCTACTTCGTCCCCTGCCCGCACTGCGGCGAGATGATCACCCTGGAACTGTCCGGCGTCAAGTGGCCGGAAGAGCTGAACGAACTGCCGCCGCGCGAGCGCGAAGCCCGCGTCGCCGGCGAAGCGTGGTACGAGTGCCCCGCGTGCCGTTGCCGCATCGACGACATGATGAAGTACGCCATGCTGCGGGGCGGCGAATGGCGTCCCGTGACGCGGCGGGAAGACGGCGAATGGGTCGAAGACTTCGCCGCCCCGCAGCGCCCCGAATCCGTAGGCTACAACATCGGTTCCATCTATTCGCCGTGGCTGACCTTTGGGCAGATCGCGCAGAAGTTTCTGCACGCCAAGAACGATGTCCTCTCCTTCATGAACTTCCAGAACGGCTGGCTGGCTCTGCCCTGGACCCCGAAAGCCGCCACCATGCGCAGCGACGCCGTTATGGCCCTGCAGCAACCCTACGAGCAGAACGTCGTGCCGCGGGACGCGCAGCTGCTGACCTGCGGCGTGGACGTGCAGCAGGACTGCATGTACTACGTCGTGCGCGCCTGGGGGCCGCGCCTCACCTCCTGGCTCGTCGACTACGACCGCGTCGAGACCTGGACCGACGTCGACCGCGTCCTCGACCGCCCCTACAAAGTCGACGACGGCGACGAGATGCTCGTCAACCTCTGCTTCGTCGATTCGGGGTACAAAACCGCCGAAGTTTACGAGTACTGCGCGCTGCGCCCCGAAGTGGCCTACCCGTCCAAGGGCAGCAGCGCCCCGCTGGCCCGCGCGCCGCTCGTCGAAAGTGCCATCGAAAAGCCCGAGTTCGGCGGTATGAAACTGTTCGTCGTCGACGGCGCCTACTACAAGAACTTCATCCACGGCCGCATCCAGCGTCCCGCCGGATCGCCCGGCAGCTGGAACGTCTTCGAGGGCGTCTCGCGCGAGTACGCCGACATGATCTGCGCCGAGCACAAAGTCCTCGAACGCGGCGGCAACGGCAAAATGCGCGAAGTCTGGCAGCTCGTCGCCGAGCACGTCCCCAACCACTATCTCGACTGCGAAGTCTACGCCACCGCCGCGGCCGAACGCATGGGCGTGCGGCACCTGAGCGAAGAGAATTGACGCGCCGCGGACCGTTCGGAAATTCCGAACAGTCCGCCGGGCGCGGCGAGCCCCCAGCGGGGGATCGAAGCACAATACGAACGAGGTGACGAAAGAAGATGGACGAACTCGAGATCCGCGCCGAGATCGAACTGCTGACCAAGGCCATCCAGGCCATCTACGACGGCGCGCAGTCCTACGCCGTCGGCGGCCGCAGCGTGACCAAGGCCAACCTCGGCGAGCTGCTGGCGGAACGCCGGCGGCTTTACGGAGAGCTGGCCGAACTGACCACCAACGGCGGAAGGAGCCTGGCGCGATGGCCGGGAAGATGAACGCCCTCGACCGCCTGATCGGCTGGCTTTCGCCGCAGGCGTTCTGCCGGCGCATGGCCTGGAGGGAAGAACAGAAACGCTATTACGACGCCGCGCGCACCGACCGCTTCGGCGCGTCCTGGTTCCCGCCCGGCAGCCTGTCGAGCGAGAACACCGACCGCCCCTACCGCACGCTGATCCGCGGCCGCGCTCGCGATCTGGAACGCAACAACGGCATCGTCCGCGGCCTGCTGCGCGGTCTGGAACGCAACGTCGTCGGCGCGGGTATCGCCCCCCAGCCCGACGTCACCAGCCGCAGCGGCAGGAGCAACGACGCCCTCAACCGCCGCATCGCCGAGCTGTGGGCCGACTGGAGCCAGCGGCGATTCTGCGACGTCGCCGGCGCGTCCTCGTTCCCGGACTTTCAAAGACTCTACCTGCGCCGCCGCATCGTCGACGGCGACGTCTTCGTGATCGTCGTCGCCCCGCCCGAAGGCGGAGCGTACCCCGTCGCCCTGCAGATGATCGAGCCCGATCTGCTGGCCGAAGACGTCTTCCAAACCAAGGACGGACACAAAGTCTTCGGCGGCGTGGAAGTAGACGAGTTCATGCGCCCGCTGGCCTATCACTTCCGCATGGACCCGCTCGAATCCGCGCGCACGATCCGCGTGCCGGCCGAGCGCGTCGTGCACGGCTACGACCGCACCCGCGCCCCGCAGCTCCGCGGCGTGTCCGAACTGGCCGGATCGATGGAGTCGATCCGCGACATCGGCGAATACGTCGACAGCGAACTCAAGGCCGCCCGCATCGCCGGCTCCATGACCGGCGTCGTCAAGACGGAGACCGGCGCCGCCCGCATCGGGCGCGCCCCAGCCCGCGACGCCAACGGCGCCCCCATCGAAACGATCCAGCTCGGTTCCCTCAATTACCTGAAGCAAGGAGAAGAAGTGAACTTCCCGCAGCCCGGCCGCCCCAACGAAGCCGCCGGCGGCTTCGTCTCCGTCATCGAACGCTTCGTCGGCGTCGGCATGGGGCTGAGCTACGAAGCCGTCAGCCGCGACCTGTCGCAGGTGAATTATTCGAGCATCCGCGAAGGCCGCCTGCAGGACATCAAGACCTACGAGGAATACCAGAGAGACGTCGTCGAGACCTTCTGCGCGCCCGTGTACGCCGCCTGGCTCGACGCCATGGTGCTGAACGGGCTCGTGACGATCCCCGGTTATTGGGGCGCCCGGGACAAATACCGCAAAGTCCGCTGGGTGCGTCCCGGCTGGTCGTGGGTGGACCCGCAGAAGGAAGCCGCCGCCGCCGAGAAGGGCCTGCAGCTGGGTACCACCACGCTGCAGGAAGTCTGCGGCTACGAAGGCAAGGATTGGCAGGAAGTGCTGCGTCAGCGCAAAGCCGAGCAGGACTTCATCGCCGAAATCGGATTGAACACAGGAGGAGATCATCATGAACCAGGCAGCACCCCTTCCGACGCCGGAACAGGCGCGGCAGCGGATGGAACAATACCTGAGCCCGGCGACGACGCATAGACGCGAGACCGCCGTCGAGGCGGTCGGGGCGGAAGGCCGGAGCGTCGAACTTTCCTTTTCTTCCGAGCAGCCCGTCATGCGGTACGACTGGCTGAACGACGAAGAATACGGGGAAATCCTCGACCATTCGGAAGGCGCCCCGTCGCTCGAACGGCTGCGAAGCGTCGGCGTCGTCCTGTTCAACCACGACAGCCGCACGCTGCCCGTGGCGCGAATCGAAAGAGTCTGGCTCGACGGCGCCGCCCGCAAGGGACGCGCCCGTATCACCTTCGACGGCGACGAAGAGGCCGAACGCGTTTTTCGGAAGGTCAAATCCGGCTTTCTGCGCGGCGTCTCCGTCGGCTACAAGGTCAGCGAATGGGAGAGAATCGCCCGCGGCGTCACGCAGAACGGCGTCACCGGCCCCGCCATGATCGCCCGCAAGTGGGAGCCGCTGGAGATCTCTATCGTCACCGTCCCGGCCGACGCCAACGTCGGCGTGGGACGCAGCATCGGCATGGAGGAAAACGACATGGAAGAAAGAAATCAGGACCACACTCACGCCGCCTCGGCGGCGCAGAATCCCGCTTCGGCGGAACGGAACTCCGCCCCCGCAGCGCAGAACCCCGCGCCTTCGGAGCAGAACCCCGCGCCGGCCGCCGCG